TTTCAATATTCGCACCGCATCTCCTCGATGTCGGTCGACTCAATGCGAAACACACATGAAAAACAAAAAGAAAACAAAAATCAAAGAAAATCAAAAGATAAGACCTCCAATAGACTGGGAGTAATCACCGTTCAACTTTGCGCCTTGAAGGTCGGTCCATACAACATCCAACGGTGGTCGCCAGATGCCGAAATCGAAATCATCACCCACACATTGAAAAACACGAAATCTTTGCACATCAAATCCGAATTCCAGCACTCCTGTATAAGCAGACACGAAACTCTGATCATAAGATGTGTCGTTCACGGGTGGTGTCAGTTGAAACAAAAAATTCGAACAAAATGGCACCGTTACGTCAATCCACTCCTTATCTCCAGAAACGGGCATGAGAACCTCCTGGGGCCCCGTCAGCGTCGCACTAGTTCCTCTCACGTGTATTTTTTCATAGTGGCCACTGTTGGGTGTCAACGTCACGTCAGTCGTCAAAGACCCGGCGACACAATCGGTCGGGTATTTACGATAACCCTTATACCACAAAGGTACTGGAACGAAAGTCACTGGTGAATACACGGTGTTTTTGGGAACAAAGATACGATAACGCAGCGTCCCTGCCCATCCCGCGTAATATGAACTCCACATGCAGGCTGGAGACACCTTGACGGTCCGCATTTTTGTGGGCAGATAATCGGAGTCGGTAGCAACAACCGTGTTGAACATTTCCCAGTCGAATTGCGGGTGATCGACTGGCACCATTCTCCTCGCTACTTCCAGTATGTTTCGAACACGATATTCGAATTTTTCGCCCACCAATAGTCGACAAGGCGGCGTGTTAGACTCACTCTCAGGCGCGACGAGCCCCTGCGCGACATACTGTGACGAACCATCGTGTGATCTTCCTGTCTTTTCCATGCCCGAAACCAACACTCGACGCGATTTTGGAACGGCCATGGGTATATTGCGAGGAACGGCGACCTGCACATTGCGCAGACGAGCGAAGAACACAACTTCAACGGTCTGAGCTACTGTGGATGACACCAACTTAAGGGGATTCACCACAAAACACGCAAGACGGCCGCATGAATAATAAAAGTGTGTTGGTGGTATGGCCGCCTCCACTCCGTCGCGCGTACGCATAAATTCAGTGGCCGCCACGTACGGAACGTCAAATTCAATGGTGTCATTGTCAGAGAAGTCCAGCGTCTCATTAAAGTAACAAGTGGAGTCATTGTATGAAATAGGTGTCCCACTGTCGAAATCTGCGCCATAGGCCATGACAAATCGCAGGCGACCAGACTGGTACGGTGTCTTCACCGCGACCACCGTAAAGTGGATGTCCGCGTGCCAATACGTGAAAGCATTAAGAATAGCGAGCGACGCTGGAGCCGGGACGGCATCGTTGTGCTCATGACCGAAGAAGGAGTCAAAATGCACGTCAAATTTGGTCGCGCCGGCATTGTCACTGAATTTCCAGTCAAACCTCTTAAAAACAAAAGGACGATCCATGATCCACGACAGTGTCTGCTCTTCATTGTCGAAATATTCCCGATGATGACGGTCCGCAGCAACTGGATGCAATTGTAAAGGGACAGTAGGCTCCAGCCCGACGGTCTTTGACATCGACGCAAAAACTTGGTGCACTGGTACCGAGCCACCAGACAAGGGAGGATCATCCATTGGCATTGAAGCTTGAACTGAACCGAGATGTCCATCCGATTGTGCACCAACTGAGCCGGCAACATTTGATATATCATAGGTGTTGTTTATGGTACTCGTATTGTTGCCTTGTGCCCTCCACTCATCATCATCGACAACTTGGCGAAGCGACCGGGCCCACCCCATCGGTCGGGGCATCCGGAAGTCACTGTCTTTAAACGCTGTGTACACGGTGACCATCACGTTGTCCTGCCCAGTGGACAGAAGCGGAGAGAACACGCCAACAACAAAGGTGCCAAGATCGTCACCAGGTTGCGCGGAACCACGGAGTTGAATGTATGAGCGCGGATAACGGAACGGTATCTCCATTGTGATGACACTCGAATTTCCCGGACGCATCATGATATGTTGACACTGAATCCAGTTGACTATGTTCAGCTGCGATCCACGAGTCGAAAGTGGATAAAAGAACGCACACAATAATCCTTGTTGAAAGGGATTTCCGTTGATCTGCAATGCGATTTCCACACGTCCGCGCCAATAGACGTAATTCTTAAAAGGCATGTTCTGTATTGAGTCGGGCGAGCCCTGACCCAATATTCCCTGTGGTATACTGATATTGTAGAGAACATGTCCGGCAGGGTGGTCGGTGCCCCACGAAAACGAAGCTCGCATAATTCTGGATTCCAATGCCTCTTCCATAGTCAGCGTTTGTGGAATGATTCTGTCCTTCGGAACTCTGCTGTTCACGTCGCTAAAAGCGACTCTTCGCATTCCAGTGATACCCGCATTCTCCAACGTCGCCGAGGCGGCTTCGATTCCGTTGGCTTCACCAACAACCACATCATCGCCGACCACGTCACCGTTTGAAACATTCTCATCATCCCCTTGAGCGCGAAAACCGGATTGAACCGTGAACGAGGTTCCGGAAGACGCAGTGCGATTTGCCACAACCTGTTGAATCTCTGTGACGGGTGGCAGTTCCGGAAGCTTCAATCCACAGAAAGCATACGCTCTTTGTACGCGTACTCGAAGCCAGTCGTAGTACTCAACCCCATGCATTGAGGCGTATTCAAGCATCGACGTGACAACCATTTCGTAGCTCATATCGTTGTCTCGGGTCCACATCAGGGTCTGTTGTATGATACGTTTCAGCAATTTCCCGACCCACTGTCCACGGAATTTTATGGGCTGGGCTCCGAGGAAAGTCAGTTCGCCGAACGGACGGTAATCGGGGCATTCACTCTCCTTTGTATCTGAAGTGTATACCTGGCCCAATTCACGCATTCGGGCTTGAATAGCGCTGAAGCCGAAGTCTACGTCACTGGCGACGCATATGATATGATCATCGCCGAGAGTTTTAACACGCACAGAAGAGTCAAAGAACTTCCCGGGACATTGTCGCATGAAACAATATCGTATATACGCTTCATTCACCAAACAATTAACAAGGGTGGTAAACATGCATCCCGAAAAATGCCCCTGTGTTTGATAGAACAGCCGGTCGGCGATTTGAACATACCCCTGTGTCTGATGACGAATGAAATGATCGATCATTTTCTCAGTCACACCATCAATCTTTCGCATGAAATGCCTCAAAACGTTGTAGGCCAACCTGCGAAAGACCGGATGTTGATTATTGTCGAATGATTTGTAATCACCCGCAATAAAACGATTGCCAACAGACGACAAATACTGATGAATCTCATTCATGTCATACGAGTACGGATTGTACCCGATGGCATGGGGCAAATTCTCGCGCGACTGCTGCAGATTCAAAAGCACCGTGCCGAACAAGCGCCGAAACGCAATTGTCGCCACTAAATCGCCACAATAGATCACCCGAGTCCTAGCTTCGTCAACTTTCGTTGGGTTGACGAGCTCGTCTTTCAAATATCCAATCCAGTGACTTTCTTGTGGCGCTCGCGAAAACTGCTCAGTGAAGGTATCGACCATACCACGAAGCTCTTCGTCAACCAGCATTTCGTCCTCGGTGAGAGTGACAAAGTCCCGTTTCTTCTTCCGGGTCAGATGAACCAAAGGCAAACCGACCGAAGAGTCGAGATTAATAGACGTCATCTTTCCTGGAATACCTCGAATAGCTTCTTCGAAAGTCAATTGCCGCCACCGTTCGAACGCGTGGACGTTCGAATCGTAATTGGCGAGCATTGCGTCTTCGACAGCAGCCACAATGTCCATATCAACTTCAGGAAGAATGGGGTGCAATCGTTCGATAAAAACATCGACGGGATTGAGCCCACTCACGTTTCGGGGATCGTTTGGATCCAACAATGACGGAATCCGAGTGGAAAAGTTCAGCAGTGATGCGACACATGATGGCTTCAACTTGGACCGATTCGGCAAAAATACCACCTGATCAGGTTGCAGTTGTTGAACGTCGATGTCATTTTGTGACTCGAAAAACTCTTCTCCAGGGTCAACAGCGACCTGATTATTTTCGAAAGCTGCGTTAATCAAATCCTTCGTTAATGCGACTGCGAGACCATAATTCAAGCCAATTGAGTCGGCTCTTCCGGCGACGTGCATACCTATGATCTTCCCGATCAACGGACCGGACCGGACCATCAAAAAGCCGCCGCAGTCGCCGTTCTGTGTGTCTGCTTGGTACGTGAACGCAGCTTCGAGAGTGATCGATGTCTGTCCCGCCGTGTATGACCGATTGGTAACGTATTTCGCCATCGTGAAAATACTGACGGGCTGTCCGGCCCTCATTACCGTCAATATGACCGGCAAGTCTGAAATCAATCCCAAATCGGCCTCCGTCAACATTTTCGACACGTTATTGGCAAACTGAGGAAGCTTGTTGGACTCAAGATCGACAATTGCCAGATCGTTGTCAGGATCCATTCTCACTGTAGACCACACCACAGTGGCCGGGTAGGATATTCCATTAACAATTGCTATAACCGGACTAGTCGGACCGTCGCGAACGACTTCACGCAAACCATGGGCGTATGTCAAAACCAATCTTTCCTTCAACGGCAACGCTGTCATTCTGCGGTCTCCAAACACCAACTCGACTTTCACAGGAGCCGCTTCGGACGACGATTCTTCACCGCCCCAATTCGCACGCTGCTTCCTCTTGTGTTTCTTTCGCGAACGAGGTTCACCGGATGCCTGCGGGAAAAACTCGACTGTTGCATCTTCGCTGGAGAAGAATGATTTGACGAGCTTCACCAACAAATACATTCCCACCGACACGCTAACCGCGCCGAAGACGTAGGTCCACCACGATGTTCCTCCATCCCTAACCTCAGCCACAGTCATCTCATTGAAGTCTGGTTCCTCCTCATCTTTCCAGTCGTCAAGAAAACTCGGCGGATCTTTCATTGCGGCAAGATCCTCGTTGAAACCCTGGGCGGTGAAACCCGGGCTCCGCATGAAGAAGGAAAACAGGTTAACCGGCCCGGATGGTATTCCGTTGATTTCGGCCATGGCTTTGTTAATCTTCTGCGCCGGAGTCTCGCCCGCTTCGAGAGTCACATGCGACGCGTTGAGTTTATCGACGACCTCCCGATGTTGTTTTGTAGCCAATTCCAGGTGTTCCATGTATGTGTCGAAATTCATCGGAGGCGACCGCACCCGCTTCGTGGTAGGTTGTGGCGGCCACACGTAACAGTCCACCCACTCGGCCCCTTCAATCTGTTCGGCCGTATAAGCCGACAAATCGACAGTGTTGTCGGTCTTTTTGAAAGCACGTTCCGAAAACTCGAACCGAACAACTTCGGACCGCCGTCTGTCGAGTGCGTCCCGATCGATCGAAGGATGCGCTGGATAAGTGGAATTCGAAATCGTGATTATCAGCTCTGGCCGGGCGTACTGCCCCTTGATGCCGACCACAGGGTCGTCCAATGACGCGGCAGGAATCATGAAGTGTGCAGAGGACGCAAGCATCATGAATTCCTTGGCCATCAACTCGGCCCCCTCATCGCCAATTAAAAATTCGTCGTACACGATAACCTTCTGGTGAGCATAACCGTCCCAGAACTCCGAGTTCAACGGTCGGAAGTAGAGGTCGGTCTTGCTGTATCCTAGGCGGTTTAGTATCAACCTGACAAGCAGAGTCTTCCCAACTCCCGGCGGTCCTGCCAAATGCAAGACGAATGGTATTGAGCGATCTTTCGAGTCCAGTTGATAACGGTACAACATATTGTCAAGCCTCATCATCGACGGCAACATTGTCATAACCGACTGTCGTTCTGCACCGGTGGCTGCACGGAGCAGCTCCATTCCCGATTTCATTATATCTTTCACCAACAGACCGTAATCAGACGAAACCAATACTTCAGTACACGTGCTGAGTCTATTGGCCGTAGCCACTTTGGCCCGCCATTCCGAAACCTGTTCAGACATTACAGCGCGGGATCCGCCAAAGGTGTACTTAAGGCTCATTCTTATGGCTTCGGGCAACAACATAAAAATGAATGATGCTGTGCTCGACAACATACCAGCAGTAGTCATGACCAGTGACAATTGTGAAAGACGATCTCGTATCACTTGAATATGCGTCGGACGCAACATGTAAAATACACCGGTCAGCAACATCATCACTGTGGTCAGCGGTGAATCGCCCTGAGCCGTAAAGACTTTCGCCCAAAGGGCTGAAATAGTGGAACAGCCAACAATCATCTTTGCAGACTCAATCGTGATATACTCGAAGTGAAGCAGAATTGCGACAACCAATGCCTCGATAGACGCCAGAATTACGCCAGTGTGTTTGGCCGTCCACTTCGCCACGGGAGCCAGTGGTTCGAATATCTTTTTCAAATAACCCTCAATGATGGACTTAACAAGATCCTTGGTCAAGTCAGGTATCTTTCCAGGCAATGAAACCATAGAAGTGAAAACAGAGACAAGAAAATCAGTCACTTTGCCAAGCACCGTTTTCACCGCCTCGTAACTCTTCATGGGGAGATCTTTCAGCTTCGAGAGAAAACCAGACACACTATCCAAACCTCCTTGAGCCTGATACCCTCCAGGCGGGGGCAGACCCATAGCACGCTTTATCCAATTCACCCGCGTGCGCATTGGTTTCGGAGGGTCACGCATAAGGGCGATCATAATGGGAGTCGCGAACAATTGTTCCAACCATTTTTGCCCCACCTCTGGATCGATATTTCGGTAGGTTAAAATTGATTGGATCGCAAACTCGATCCACTCCCACCCGTGGGAAAGCCCGTGCTCCCTACACGGTACACAGAATCTTAGATCGCCAAAAGAACAAGAATGCATATGGGTGTGCCGAAAGAGACAACGATGCTGCCATTGCAGCAAGTAAGCATAATGTTCACACCCTGAAGAAAACCGAGCGAAGCGTTCCACTGATGGTACACATCCTTTCCGCACTGCCGCGTCGTAATTCGCCACGTCAGGTGGGGGATCAAACGCTCGAACAAACCGCTGGAGTTTTAGCATAGCCTCACCGTCGCCGAAGTTCGGACGAAAACGAGAACTGTCGCGCGGGTGGTTCAACATTATATCAGGATCCACCGCCGTCGCAACCGGACCTGCCGTGATAATTTCATTCCCGCGCTCGTCCATCACTGACGTCTTGAACACAAGCTCCCGTTCGTACAAATTGGATAACAGAGACAGATTCCGGTACACTTTGATGGTGATAACAGGCGCCTTCAAAAGCGAGCGCGTTTTCGATGCCACCACCGTCCACTGATCTCGCGATTCGACACCAACTTCGCCATTGTCTCGCATACGCGGGGGAGCGGCCGATTTTCCTTTTCCCCGTACTCTCCGCCCCACTGTTATATAAGTGCCGTCGTCACCGTCGTTGTCAGTTTCATCGAGGAAAGGCACGTCTGGCTCGAGCGATGCGTAACTCTGACGGTCCGGAGATACATCCCGCTCTTGTGATAAACTCGCTTGGAGACATGGTACGACGCACTGATCCTCGTCGGAGGTCTTCGCACCAACAGCTTCCACGCCACCCACTGGCACAAGGTCGTCATTGCTGCCATTTCCACTCCCTTCACTGCCGTGTAAAGGAGCGACGCGGGTAGAGATTTGTCGATCAACCACTGCGGAGGTCGTAACGACTCCATCACGGCCAGATCGACCGCTTTCTGGTAGGCGTACCGTAGGTTCACGAAAAAAGGCTCCGGCCACATTGTCGGGTCGCGTCAATAGTCCGTCTTCGCAATACTCGCGTCCGGGCGGCGTGTCCGGCCGACAAAGTTCCTCGTCGTCAACAAGATCGGGTATGTCATCCTCGTCGGTCTGGACAGCAATTGCCTGGTCCGCCACAACAACACCCTTGTCGGTATGCCGCTGGTAGTCATAATCACGAATCGCACTTTCAATCATCGCCCGCACGGAGCTTGACAGTTCCAAGGAAGAGTGCACCACATCCAAAGTTCGGTTCATTACTGTGACCATGGATTCCTTCTCAACAACGCACGGCTGCTTGGTTTCGAACCCCTGCGCTTGGAAATCGTCATACTCTTCCACCATAAGCGATATAATTCGTAACCGCCCACGACTCAAATTCAACGGGACGGCTTCCATTCCTTTGACACGAACCAAAGCACGCGCGTAAGGGACGTTCAATCGCTCATTCGGCAACTCAGCGTCGCGCAGCAACCGGAAAACTTCATTAGTTGTTTTTCCGTCGACAACTGGCAACTGCTGAGCAAAGTCCTTAGGAACAACCTCTTCAAAACCAGGCGGCGAATCGTAAACCACATCTGCAACGTCGGTTCCGAAAAACACATGGTCGTCCATGGACCGAAGCACCTGCAACAAGTAGCCGTAGTGACCAGTTTTCCCCGCGCTGCATCCAGGACAAAACGCCGGTAGAGCACCTATATGCTCGTCAAAAACCCACGAATCCATATTCAATTTGAGAGCGCACGGGGTAAACATAAAAAGTGCCAGATAGTCAAAGTCCGGGACAAGAAAAGCCAAATAATTAATGAACTTTGCCATGCGGTTGTTCACAATCGAATCATAGTATTTCGCGAACCTTGACTGCTGCAATGTGGAATAAAAGCTCGCAGCCGTTTTACACTTACCAAGGATGGTGTACAATGAGGAATTCACAACCGCGCCATGTTGCAAAACTCCAGCGAGGTACTTCTCATCGATCGTGCGCACATCGACGCCTGCACTGACAAACAATGCGTCCTGCAACATATGCACAGATTCGAAAGGCGCCTCAGAAAATGACGGAATATAAACATTCTTTGTATTAGCGAACGCCAAAGCAGGTCCCTGACGGTTAGCAGACGGACCCGCTTTCGAAATATTTCTACCTCCTTTCGACATTTTTGACTCTTTGTAATTTTAT